TTGCCCTGTGGCCCATCCCGCCCACGGCCATGGACGTGGCCGTGGAGGCGGGCGCCATCCGCTACCGCGTGCGGGATGGCAAAGGATCGCGAGAGCTCCCGCGCTGGGCCGTGCTACACATCCGCAATCTCTCCCTGGATGGAGTCCTTGGGGCGTCGCCGATCCGCCTGGCGCGGGAGGCCATCGGGCTCTCGCTGGCCACCGAGGAGGCCGCGGCGCGGCTGTGGGGCTCTGGGGGCGTGCCCCGGGAGGCTATCCGCATCCCTGGCATCACGCAGCCTGAGCAGTGGGAGCAGTGGCGGGCCGTGGTGGAGCGCGTGCGTGGGGGGCTAGAGGGGAGCCATCGCGTCCAAGTGCTACCGGCGGAGTGGCAGCTGGACCGGATTGGCATCCCGCCGGCCGACGCCGAGTACATTGAGACCCGCCGTTTCCAAATCCTGGACATCGCCAGGATCTACAGAGTGCCCCCGCACATGCTTGGGCTACTAGAGAAGTCCTCCTACGCCAGCATTGAACAGCAGGCCATCGAGTTCGTGCAGCACGCTCTGCTCCCATGGCTGCGTCGGATTGAGCAGGCCATCCGGCGGGACGTCATCCCGCCCTGGGAGCCAGACCTCTACGCGGAGCATCTCGTGGACGGCCTCCTGCGGGGCGATATTGAGAGCCGATATCGCGCCTATGCCATCGCCCGCCAGTGGGGCTGGATGAGCGCGAACGAAATAAGGGCCCGCGAAAACATGGAGCCGATCCCAGGAGGGGATCGCTATTTGGAACCTCTGAACATGGCCGCCATCGCCAGCACTGGCGGCCAGGGAGGGCAGTAAAATGCCTGCGATCAGACCTCACAGCACCGATGTATCCGAGGGCGAGTGGGACGCCGCGATGCACGAGCGGCGCCTGCTCCTGGATGCAGATCCGGAGTACTACGAGGCCGCCTACGCGTGGAGGGACCCTGAGGCTAATCCGCGGACAAAGTCGGGGTACCGATTCATCCACCACGAGGTGCGGGAGGACGGCACCATCGGCCCAGCAAACGTCCGTGCGTGCCGTGCCGGCATCGCAGTGCTCAACGGGGCGCGAGGTGGGACCACCATCCCGGACGAGGACAAGCTCGGCGTGTGGCGCCATCTTGCCCGCCACCTGGAGGATGCTGGGCTGGAGCCTCCCCCGCTACGGCGGGCTGGCAGGCAGGCTCCTGAGCGGCGTGCTGTGCGGGCGGAGCGTGTCGAGCTGCGGCAGGATGGCGATGGGCCGCGCCGTCTCGTGGGGGTAGCCGCTATCTACGGCGAGCCGACGGAGATCGCCCCTGGCATCGTGGAGAGCATCCGCGCCGGGGCTTTTGCCAAATCTCTCGCAGAGTCCGATATCGTGGCGCTGTACCAGCATGACATGGCGCAGCCTCTTGGGCGGACATCCACAGGGACGCTGCGTTTATCCGACACTGAGCAGGGCCTTTATTTCGACCTGGCTCTGCCGCGTACCAGCTACGCGGACGATCTGATCGAGCTGGCGCAGCGTGGCGATATCGGCGGGGCCTCAATAGGCTTTATCCCGATGCGGATCGAGCTCGACGTGCATGGGAGCGGCTACGAGATCGTGGAGGCCCAGCTCATCGAGATCAGCCCAGTGACGATGCCAGCCTATCCACAGACGTGGATCAGCCTGCGCCACATGCTAGAGTGGCGGCAGCACGTGCCAGCGTGGGCAGCGGATGAGATCGCCAGCATGCCGCTGAACATGCTGCTCTCGCAGGGGGATGTGGCGCGCCTCCTGCAGGCTATACGCAGCGCGCCGGAGGCCCGCGGGGCCCACCACCCGCTGCACAGACTGAGGCTAGAGCTCATGCGCCGTGAGCTCGCAACCCGCACCGGAATGGAGGTGTGAGATGCTGGTTAAAGACCTGATTGACAAGCGCGCGAAAGTCGTAGCTGACGCGCGAGCACTGTTAGACAATGCCGAAAAGGAGGGCCGGGACCTCACTGCCGAAGAACAGGCCAAGTGGGATGCGTTCATGCGTGAGGAAGAGGCCCTGCGGCAGCAGATCGAGCGCTGGACGCAGCTGGAGCAGCGCTCCCGCTACAGCCCCCCGTCCCTCACGACGCCCGAGGGCCCATCCGCTGGGCGCGGTGATGAGTACCGCGATGCCTGGCTCACATACGTGCGCTATGGCATGAGCTCCCTCACCCAGCCCCAGCTGCGCGCCATGGGCGAGGGGACCGGCTCCGCTGGCGGCTACCTTGTGCCGCAGAACGTGGGGCAAAAGATCGTCGAGCTGTTGCAAAGTGAGAACTTCGTGAGGCAATACGCAACAGTCATCACCACCAGCTCAACCACCGTCATCCCCGCCGAGACTGCCATCGGCTCCGCCAGCTGGGTGGCCGAGGGTGCATCCCTCACCGACACCGCCCCCACGTTCGGCAACCCGACGTTGAGCGCCTACGCTCTCGCTGCTCTCATCAAGGTGAGCCAGGAGCTCCTGCAGGACAGCGGGTTCGACCTAGAGTCCTACATCGCCAGCGTTGTGGCGCGTCAATTCGCTGCTGCTGAAGAGGCGGCCTTTGTGGACGGCGACGGGAGCGGCAAGCCGACCGGGATTTTCCGCTCCGCGTCCACTGGCGTGACGGCAGCCTCCGCCACGGCCATCGCTGCTGATGAGCTCATCAGCCTGTACTACTCACTGAGCTCCCCGTACCGCTCACGGGCGATCTGGATCGTCCACGATACCACTGCCGCTGCCATCCGCAAGCTCAAGGACTCCAGCGGCCAGTACCTGTGGCAGCCCGGTCTTTCCGCCGGCTCCCCGGACACGCTTCTTGGCCGGCCCCTCTACACATCGAGCTCCGCGCCTACCATTGGGGCGGGAAAGAAGAGCGTGCTCTTTGGTGACTTGTCCTTTTACTGGATCGGGGACCGCGCTGGCCGCACGCTGCAACGGCTCAACGAGCTGTTTGCCGCCAACCGCCAGGTCGGGTTCCTGGCGACCGAGCGGGTGGACGGCGTGCTCACCAGCTCCGCTGCTGCAAAGGTGCTGGTGCATCCATAAACTGTGAGGCAGGCGGGGGGCTCCGGCCCCCCGCTATGCCGCGGGAGGGCATATGAGCGTGAAACTGCGGCTTCTCACATCGCTGGCTGGCCCGAGCGGAGCCTGGGGGCCAGGAGATGTGATCGAAGTGGACTCAAAAACTGCCGAGCGCATGCTGGCTGCTGGGCTCGCGGAGCCCGTGGACGGGCCGCCGGCTGGCGTCCCCACGACGCCAGAGGCCCAGCGTGAGGCAAAGGTCCAGCGGAGGGGCAAAAAAGCGTGACCTGCGAGAAACTGACGTCCCCGAGCTCCTGGCCCATCACGTCCGCGGACGTGCAGACCTGGCTGCCTGGGGCTGCGGCTAGCTGGATCGACGCGGCCATCCCCATGATCGTGGAGTGGCTGGAGCTGGAGCTGGGCAGGAGCCTGGCGCCAGCGAGCTGGATCGTGTGGCTGGACCGCTCAGAGCTGGCCCAGTACATGCGCCTCCCCATCACGCCGCTGATCGCTGTCCAGTCGGCCACCGCCTACCTGAGCGACAGCACTCCCCAGAGCATCACTGTGGGCGGCATGAGCGTCTCTGGCCCGCATCTCTACATTCCTGACGCGACCTGGGCGAGCCTCTCGGGCCTGTCGCTGCGGGAGATCCGGGCGCTCCAGCTTGTGGTCTCCGCCGGCCACGGCCACGCCGCTACCACGCCAGTCCCGCAGGCTATCCAGCTGGCCATGCGCGAGCTGATCGCCTACTGGCATCAGCACAGGGGAGAGGGCTACTCGCTGCTGCGCTCCGTGCCGCAGGACGTGGGGACGGGCGGGGGCTATCAGACGAGCCCGCCAGTGCCCCAGTGGGTGCTGCGCCGGCTCGCGAATTACTATCACAGGGCCTGATATGATTCGTGTCGACACCCGCCAGGCAGAGCAGATGATGGCCAGGGCCACGTACCACATCTCCGGCCCAGGGCTGCGCGCTATCGCTGAGCAGATCGCGGAAGACCTGTACGAGTACGCCATGCAGGCGTTTGCCCAGCAGCGCGACCCGTCCACAGGCGCAGCCTGGCCAGAGCCTGCCCCCCGCACGCTGGCCGACCGGGGCTTTCGCCAGCTGCTGCAGCGCAGCGGCGCACTGCGCGGATCGATCCGGACCCGGGTCGTGAGCGCCGAGGGCGGCGCCACGGCCATGCTCACACTGCCTGAGTCCGGCGAGATCATCCGCCGTGGCCTCGTGCATCTTTTTGGCGCACGCCGCAAAAAGGGCCGTGGCAGCTATCGCGTGCCAGCCCGCCCGTGGTTGGGCTATCCCATGGGGGCCGTAAAACGATGGGATGAGCTCATTATCCGCGCGAGTGTCGGGGAGGGCGCATGACTCCGCTGGCCGATCTCTACGATTCCATCGCGGCCAGGCTGGCCAGCCTCAGTGGCGTGTCCGTGCGCACGCGCATGCCGGCTATCGAGGTGGCCCGCTGGCGGGAGGCCACGCCCTTGGTGGCCGTGTCCTGGCTGGGCCGGGAGATGATGAGGCCGGAGATAGTGGGATCGTCCTGGCAGCGCTGTATAATGCGGTGGGGGATCGACATCGTGTATCCCGGGTCCGTGGATGATCGCCGGAGCGCTGAGGACGGGGCGGACGCCCTGGCCCTGCAAATCGCTGATTTGCTGGCCCCCCAGGACCATAGCTGGCGCCCTGCCACGGACTGCAGCGCCATGTGGATCCGCGAGGAGCAGGCACTGGGCGATACGCAACAGGGCTATGTTGTGAGCCTCGTGCTGGAGCACGAGCAGTGGAGGTGACCATGCCCCGGAGACGTGCTGAGGAGACTGCGGCCCCTGCAGGCCCAGGCACCTACGTGCTGCGGATGCCGGAGGGCCAGGAGCCGCGCAGCTACTGGGGGATCGGGCTCGTGGGCCCGGACCCCGTGACCGTGGAGCTGACGCCTGAGCAGGTGGCCTCGCTGCGGGCTCATGGCGTCCTGATCGAGCCTGCGGCGGACAGCCGCGAGGAGGTGCCAGATGCCGTATAGGCGTTCCGAGAATGTGCAGATCGTCATTGGCAAAGAGACCACGTTCGGGCAGGGCCAGTCCACGCCCGACGGCTACGCTCTCCCCTATAGCCAGCTCCAGCTTGGGCTGACGAGGGACGTGGGACAGAGTCCCATCATCCGCGGGGACCCGTACGAGAGCGCCCCTTTTCTAGGGATGAGGCGTGTGCGTGGCTCGCTGCGTGCTGCCTGCACACTGGAGACGGCCGTCCGGCTGGGCCGCCTCATCGGCGGGCCTGTCACCACGACCGGCAGCGCTCCCACGTACACCCACACGATCAAGGGCGCCACGGACACTCCCAGCATCTGGGCCGAAAAGTGGTACACGGACGTGAGCAAGGGCGACCGGTTTTTCGGCCTCAAGATCATTTCTTTCGGCATCACCGTAGGCGGGCGAGATGCCGCCCCTGTGCTCATCGACTGCGACCTGCTGGGCTCCGGCCACCCTGAGACCGGATACCGGGACCAGTCCACGCGATACGACACAGCACCTGACACCACTATGCTCGGCGGCCCATTCCTGTCCCTTTCCGACGCCACCGTGCTCATCGACGGGAGCCCTGCGACCGCCGACGTCACTAGCATCCAGCTCACCGTGTCCCTGGCACATAGCCCACTCGATGTGCTGGACGGGAAGGTAGTGTCAAAAGCCCTCGTATCGCAGTGGTACGAGGTCACGGGGCGTGTGGAAGGCCTTTTTGACGACAGCTCGGCCCTGCGGGTTCTGGACGGGGCCACCCGTAGTGTGGCCGTTAGGATCACGCTCCCCACTGACTCCGCCAAGTACGTGCGGTTGGAGATCCCGAGCTGCTACATCACGGTGGCTGACGAGGGCCAGGTGCAGGGCTCTGGGCCCATCCGGCAGAGCCTGGCGCTCCGCGGCTACTACGACAGCACAGCGCAGAGCAGCTGGAAGTTGGTGGTGGCCAACGGCACCTCTAGCTACGCGACATGGTGAGCCATGAGTGAGCGCAAGCTTGGCTTGACTATCGTAGTGACAGACGCGTGGCTCTCCGGCCAGCGGGATCCCGTGCCGACGGCCATCCCCGATCTGGCCGGGGAGCCTGTTTTCCTGCTCCGCCCAACGGATGAGGAGGAGCGACTGCGCATCGCTGAGCAGGCTGGCTACTGCGCCCGCTGCGAGGGCGAAGGCCGCATCACAGCCGGCACGGATCGCCGCGGCCAGCCCATGCTCATCACATGCCCGCGCTGCCGCGGGCGTGGCCTGCCGATGCTCTCGCCGGAGGTCATGCGGGCCGTAGTCCGCCAAGTGGTGCATGGCTGGAGCGGGTGGCTCTCAGCTGAGGGCCACGAAATCCCCTACTCAGAGCAGATGCGGGATCGCATCGCAGTCCACCGCGCACTCTACGCTGTACTTGTGGCCCGGGCGCAGGACCTGGCCATCCGCTATGAGGATGAGCTCGACGCTTTTTTCGCCAGCTCGGGCGATGGCTCGCCCGCGGAGGGGACCCCCCAGAGCTCCAGCTGCCAGGATCAGCCCAGCTCCTGCGAGCCTGGGGACTCGTCCGAGGCCAGGACCGATACAGCATGGCCGGACCAGCCGGCCCGGACCTAGCGGCATGGGCGGCCATCCTCCAGCTCTACGGCCTCTGGCAGCCTGGGATCGTGCAGGGGCTGCTGGCCATCCACAGGGAGTGGGAGGCAGCCTATGCGGATGAGCTGGAGCGCCGCCGCCACTACGGGGACTATGCCGAGATGGCGGCAGAGCTGGAGCGCGAGATCGAGCGGCAGCGGGAGGCGATAGATGGCGCGAGGCAGCGTCCTGATCCAGGTCTCCGTGGACTCCCAGGGCGCCGTCAGAGCTCTGCAGGAGACGCAGCAGGCCCTCCAGCAGACGGCTAGCAGCGGGCAGGCGGCAGCCCGCGAGAGCGCCAGCTTTGAGGCACGGCTCAATAGGCTGCTGAACAACCTCGACCCGGTCCGCGCCGCCACCCAGCGCTATGAGCAGCAGGTGGCTCTGCTCACCCGCGCCTACGAGAGCGGGCGCATCTCGCAGGCTGAATACGAAAGAGCGGTTGGCACCCTTAAACAGCGGCTAGACGAAAAAACACGAGCCACCTCCGGGGCCGCATCGGCCCTCGATCAGCTCACGACGCGCTATCTTGGCATCTCGGCCAGCAGCCTTGGCGTAGTGGGCGCCATCACAGCGATCGGAACAGCGATCGCAAAAACTGCGTCCGCCGCTATCGACGCCGAGGCGGCGGATCAGCGCTTAGAGGCAGTGCTCCGTGCTACAGGCGGGGCGGCTGGCCTCAGTCTGCGCGAGCTCCGGGACCTCGCCACGGCCATGCAGAGGGCCACTGGGATCTCGGATGAGCATGTCAAGAGCGCCCAGGCGATCCTGCTGACCTACACAAACATCGGGCGCGATATTTTCCCGCGTGTGCTCTCGCTATCAGCCGATCTGGCCGCAGTGATGGGCGGCGATATCACAGAGGCCGCGCGCACGCTGGGCAAGGCGCTCGAGGATCCGCTGCAGGGCATGCAGTCCCTGCGCAGGGCTGGCATCGTGCTCACAGAGGAGATGAAGGAGCACATCAGGGCCCTAGAAGAGGCGGGGCGCGTGCAGGAGGCGCAGGCATATTTGCTGCAGCAGCTGGAGGGCAGGATCGGCGGCGTCGCTATGCGGAGCGGGGAGACGCGCATCGCCATCTCCAGGATGAAAGAGGAGCTTGGCGATCTGGCTGAGCAGATCGGCGCGCTCTTTTTGCCAGCCATCAGAGCCGTCGTCAATCAGTTGCAAAGAACGTTCGAGGGCATTAACGAGCTCATCGGCACGGCGAGAACCCGCGGCCTCAAAGGCCTTAAGGATATGTTCCTGGATCTCGCCGTCGGCCTCGGCATCGTGCGGCCCGAGATCGCCAACGCCATCGCCCAAGAGGAGAAGCTCAAGGACGCAACGGAGAAGGCCTCAGCTGCCACCCAGCGCCACACACAGGCGACCCGTGAGCACACAGACGCCATCGGCAAAAAGACGGAAAAACAGCGGCAGGCGAGCTCCGTGGCCCAGGAGCTCGCGCGTGTGGAGCGCGAGCTAGAGCAGGCCCAGAGCATCCAGCTCCAGCTCGTCTACCGCCTGGTGGAGGCTGGCGGGGACTATGACCAGCTCATCCGCATGAGCATCCCGCAGCTGCGTGAGATGGCGAGCGTGCTGGATCAGCAGGCCATGGCCATGGCGCGCGGCGAGTACATCGCGGAGAAATACGCAAACACTGTCGAAACACAGCTCGTGCCTGTCATCCATGATGAGCTAGCGGATGCGGTGGTCAGCAGCTGGGAGGACGCTATCAAGCCTCCGCCCACCGGCTGGCTGGAGCGCTGGCGGGCGATCTGGGGCGAGGCAGGACGCCAGGCAGCTGCGGCTCTCGCGCCTGCGATCTCGGACGGCATCCTGGGCAGTCTCAGCGGCGACGACTTTCGCACTGCCTGGGGAGGCGTGCTGCGCGAGCTGGGGAACCAGGCCTCCAACGTGCTGGACCGCCTCCTACGTGGCGCGCTCAGCAGCGGCTCCCTGAGCACGGGCCTGCAGGCCGCTGGGCTCGTGGATCAGGGAGGCAACGTCAACTGGGGCGGAATCGCGACGCTTGGCGGCACCCTGCTCTGGGGCATGGGAGCGGCCCGTGGCTCGCGCGGGATGGGAGCGGCTGGAGGAGCACTAGCGGGAGCTGGCATTGGCGCGAACTATGGTCTGTGGGGCGCTGTGATAGGCGCAGTCCTTGGAGGCATCATAGGCTACTTCACGAGCGGGCAAAAGACTTACGGCTACAACGTGCAGCTCGACCGCTATGGCCGAGGCCTCGTGGACATCACGGGCATCGGCCAGAGGGAGGAGGAGGAGCGCCTCCGCGCGCTGAGGGATGCCGCCCGTGGCTATTTCGCAGGCTTTCGCGCCCTCACTGAGCTGCTGGGCCAGACACAGCCGGACGTGTCGGGCTGGCGGCTGGCCATGCGTGGGCAGGCCGGGGACACAGCCTCTATGTGGCGGCAGATCCTGCAGGGCGAGCTGCCCAGATCCATCATGGAGCTCTATCGGCCTGCCATAGAGGCTGGGCTCGGGCAGCTAGGCGTGGCGCAGGAGCGCATCAAGGAGCTCATGGATGCCTTCCAGTCCGGCACGTTTTCCCAGGCCATCCAGGAGCTGCAGGACTACGTGCAGGCGCTCCTGCAGATGCGCGATCTCCACGAGTCCCTCACGCGCTCCATGGAGCAGCTGCGCCACGACCTCCAGGCCACGATCGAGGAGCAGCTGGCCACTGGCACGCGCACAGTGCTGGATCGCATCCGCGCTGGCGTGGAGGCCATGGCCAGCATGACGTCCCCAGAGCAGGTGGCGCGCGCCCGCGAGCTCGTGTCCCTCATCCAGCAGCAGGGGCAGGACCTCCTGCGCTACATCCAGCAGGTCCTCGCGGCGCAGGAGGCAGCAGCCAGGCAGGCCGAGGCTTTGCGTGTCGGCTGGGCGCAGCAGGAGGCCAGGGCTGGCGGCCCGGAGGCGTATGCAGCGTGGCTGCAGCAGCAGATCGATCGGCTCATGGCCACGATCGGCGGCGCCCAGGACCTCTCCACGGCTCAGGCCGCGTGGCAGCAGGTCCTCCAGCTCATTCAGGAGCTCTACGGCATAGGTGGCGGGCAGCGGGACGTAGCGCGCCAGCTCCTGGACCGACTGGAGGCTCAGTACCGCGAGACGCTCGACAGGCTGGCGGAGGGAGCGCGCCAGCAGCTCTCCCAGCTGGATGAGGCCCTGCAGAGCGTCCAGGACATCCTCACGCAGGAGAGCCAGCTACATAGGGAGCTGGCCACAGCGCTGCAGCAGGAGGATGAGGCGCGCCGCGAGGCCTCCGAGATGGAGCGAGAGGAGCGCCGGCGCCTCCGCGAGGCACTGGACGCTGAGGTGGGGGCGCACGCTGCCGCTGCTGCCTCTACCCAGCAGCTCGCTGAGGCCGCCGCTGCCGCCGCTGCCGCCGCTGCCGCCGCTGCCGCGGCCCTCGCTAGCCTGCAGCAGTCGGCTATCGGCGTTCAGATGCCGCCGGCGCCAGGGAGGGCATGGGTGTGACGGCGCCATACGACTCCCGAGGCTACGCTCATGCCTGGCTGCTAGCCCTGCACGGCTACACCGGGATGGCCACCACGTCATGGGATAGGGCCATCCAGGCCACCGTGAGCTGGTACACCTCGGACACGTCCACATCGCCCGAGACCGTCACAGCTCGGCCTGGCCGGCTTGTGCTCTCGCCCATCTCGCTCTCGTCTCCGGTCGTGCAGCTGGAGCTGGGCGACCCGCAGGACACGCTGGCAGCTGCCGTGGCGTCTGGAGACCTAGCGGGCCGGCAGGCCCATCTCCTGGAGCTCACATCCACGGATGGCGGGAGGACCTGGACCACGCAGCGAGACTGGCACATGCGCGTGCACAGGGCTATATGGCGGTCTCCCGTCGTTCAGATCGAGCTCGTGCCCTGGCGTCCCAGCTCGCTGGCTGGCGTGGCGACGTACGGGGCGCTCATCCAGCAGCGCTGTGCCTGGCGCTATGGCGACGATCGCTGCCGCTACAGCCTTGGCGGGAGCTGTGACAAGCTGCTGTCCACATGTAAGTCGAAGACTCGCAATATTTTGCCGAACGATAGCGCGAGCTCCATCGAAACAGACGCCAGCGGCTGGGCTGCTCATGGCTCCGCGACCGTGGCTCGCTCCACGGCATACGCCTGGCACGGCTCCGCGAGTCTCCAGGTCGTATGCCCAGCCACAGTGGGATACGGATGCGTCTCGTCCTCCAGCGGCATGGCTCCCGTGACGCCAGGCGTCACATACTGGGCGAGCGCCTATCTCCTCCTGGTCAGCGGCAGTGCTACGGTGCGCATGAGGATCATATGGTACAACGATTCTGGGACAGAGCTCGGCACGTCAGCCGGCACCGATCTCACGCTCACTAGCTCATGGCAGCGCCTCAGTGAGTCTGGGACGGCTCCCAGCGGAGCTGCCTATGCTGGGATCCGCATCACCACCACCACCGCTGTGGCGTGCACGTGGCACATGGACGCAGCCCAGCTGGAGCGCGTCATGCCCGGATACTCGACTGGCTATCCGACGCCGTGGGCGCTGCCCAGCATGGGAAACTCGCGCCAGTACGGGGGACTGCCAGCTCCTCCGATGCCCGGGCAGTCCATCACGTACAGCGTGGCGAGACCTGGGCCTGTGCCCGTCGTAGTCGACAGGCCGCCAGCTCCCGACGTGGTCTTTCGCCAGCCAACTCCACAGCCAGCGCAGCCGCAGGAGCCAGCGCGGCAGCCCAGAAGGGTCATTCAGCCTGAGCCTCCTCCGCCGCCGGAGAGGCTGCCGACCCTTCCCTATGTTCCTCCACCGAGCTCGCCGATCTAGGA